GTCTCTCAGTCCAGTTGCTCTTGTACAGCGCCAACACTACGGTAAAATGTTGTTCTACGGAATAACAGGTGCTGCTACATTAGTTACTACACTTAAGGTTTTGAAGATGATCAAGAGTATATGGGATTCCCAGAAAACTCAAGAAAGTCTTTTGAGACCTAACGAGATGACTGAAGTTGAAACACGTAATGCTTTGCCCAATGAATGGGGTGACAAGACAATTGGAAGCCTTGAAAAGGGCACTGCATCGCGTGAGCAATTGAACCAAGTTGTACGACGCAATCTAGTTAAATGTGAAGTAATGGGTAGTGGTTCTCAAGCCAAAAGCTGTGCACTCATTTTGCATGCTGGTTTACTTGTTATACCAAAACACAATTTAGTACCTGGTTGGGATCGGATGCGTATTAGCAGACCCGGTTTCTACTTGGATATTCCATTGTGTGAGCGTAATGTGTATGTATGTCCCGATCGCGATATTGTTTTTGTATATAGTGCAAACATTCGTGGTCGTGATATCGCAAAACACTTGCGTGCGGAAAATAAGGATACTAGTATTATGCGTTTTCTCCCTTGTCCTCTAACACATACATATGTGGATGATGATGGAGAATATGTAACGCAGGATTTGCATGGTAAGTGGAGTGACAATATTATTGCGACAGATGGCAAATTTTGTGGGTGGAATTATCCCATGAAGGTGAGCTCATTTATCGGTTCCTGTGGCTCTGCAATTGTTATACGTGATGGCGTCAAGTGGGTTCTTGGTGGTATTCACCTTGCTGGAAACGGCATGGTTGGTGCTGCAGGTAGCATAAGCGAAGCGGATTTAGCGCTCGCTCGTGATTACTTCAAGGATTTACCAGATGTCGCCACGATGGGAGTAGTGCCCACGACAATTGTAGGCGATTCCGAAGCTTTGACTCTACAAGCAGTTCCCAAAGATACTTCCCCATTAGTGTGGAAGGAAGGGGATAGCCATTATGAGTATATCGGATCGTGCAAGGGTGAAAATTCTTTCTATTCGTCTGTGAAACCAAGTTTGATTACGGATTCCATTGAAAGAGTTACTGGACACAAAAATAATTATGGTCCACCACGTGCTAAGCCGTGGTATCGACCATACCATCTTGATCTTGAAAAACGATCGAATCAACCGATTGGATTCAAAGTGGGTGAGTTGGCAGATGCTAGTGCGGAATATATTTCTACATTTGTGCAGGCATTTGAAAAACTCCCCGATGAGGTGGCGAATTATTTTGTGAAGAAACCCCTTGATAATAAGCAGATTTTATTTGGAATAGGTGGAATGCGGTTTATTGACCGTATGAATTTTTCCACTTCCATTGGATTTCCATATACTGGAAAAAAGACAAAATATTGTGACCTTGAGGGAGACGATGTTGTTGACTTAAAGCCAGAAATTTGGGATGAAATTAAGAAAGTAGAAACTGTATTGCGCCATGGATTTAGAGCATTTCAACCGTTCAAAACGTCTCTGAAAGATGAGATAACCAAGCAATTCAAAGAAGATGGTAGTGAAAATCAAAAAGTACGTGTTTTTACGTGTGCTCCGATTACGCTCCAGATTCTCATTCGTAAATATTTTTTACCCGTTGCAGCGGTACTTTCACACTTGCCACTTGATAGTGAACAAGCAGTAGGTATCAACGCTTCTGGGCCGGATTTTCATGAACTTATCGAACACATTAAGCAGAATGGTGACAAAACAGGTTACGTTGCTGGAGATTTCTCCAAATATGACCTTGGGATGTCTGCGAACGCCATAATTATGGCATTCTACACAATGCGTAAAATAGCTGAAAAATTGCTAGATTATACTGCGCTCGATTTGTATATGATGGAAATGATTGCGAATGAAGTTGCGAATCCCATGATTGCCTATAATGGTGAGATGATATTGATGGCGGGTTCCAATCCCTCTGGACAGAATATGACAGTGTACATTAATGGCATAGTCAATTCTTTGTACCATCGTTGTGTTTTTAATCGTTTGAAGAAAGAGCATAACTTGGAAGGGAATTTTTCGACTGAGTGTCGCGCTACGTTTTATGGAGATGATAGTTTACTAGCACCCTCTGAGCGAGTCGCGAAACATGTACATTTTAATGCTTTTGCAAAAGTGTACAAGGACGTTGGAATTGGTTACACACCCGCGGATAAGAGTGAGAGTGCGCCCGATCTTGTGAAAATGGAGGATATAGACTTCTTGAAAAGGAAGCCGGTATATAATCCCGATTTGGATCAATATATGGGTGCACTTGATTTTAGTTCTATTATTAAATCATTGCACTGTAATGCCACTGACACGTTACCACCGGATGTAGCTTCGGCTGTCAATCTGGATGGATCAATTCGTGAGATGTTCAATCATGGAAGAGAAAAATATGAGGAGTGGCGAAACAAAGTGCGACTCATTGGTGAAGAGCATGATTTGCTCCCAATGATTAGAAATATTGATGTCCCCTATGATGTTTACTTGAGTAAGTACAAGGCGAAATACATGAATTCAGGGAATACAACATTTCAATGCACACCAGACGAAGAGTTTCTTTGGCCGCAGGTTCCGCTCTTGGCTGGGGCCGTTCAGCAGGAGCGTCACTCATAGCCGGCCCTGGGAGTTCCGCATTCTCGAACGGCATCTTAAC